AATGCGGCCAATGCTCAAATCAATAAAGCTATTCTTGATAATCAAAATGCTATTCACCAATCTAAGATTGAGAAGCAAAATATCGAAGCCAATCATAGGGCAGCTTATAATTCTGAACTGAACAATAGTCAGTCAGGCATAAATGAAGCGAAGTCACGCGTGACCACTCTTGAATCACAGCTTTCTGTTCAAACTCAACAATTAGACTCATTGGTTAAAACGCATTTCGACCATCTAAAAAGGCTTGAAAAAGATAAAGAAGATATTCAGTCGAGAATGGATTCATTGCGTGAACTCTTCAAATCTGTTAATGGTCGTGAATTAAATGAAAATGAGACTTGCTGCTCCGGATGTGGTAGAGAGTTCGAACCTGAGAAAATTGAAGAGGTGAAAGCCGCCTTTGTTTTACGGAAGAAAAATGAGCTTGCGGGTATTAATGTCCAGGGACAAGGTCTGAAAAAAGATCTTGAGCGAAGAGATGAAGAAGGCCGGACCGCTATCGAACAATTTGAATTCACTAAAAAAGCTTTGGATAATTCGATAGCCACTATTCAAAATTCATTAGCTGAGGCTAAATCAAAATTGGAAGCTTTTGCCGGTACCACAACTGCGACTATTGACACTGTTGAGAGTCGTCTTGCAGAGGATCAAGTATATCAAGATGTGCTTTCAAAAATATCTTCACTTGAAAGCCAACAATTCGAAAAGCCTGAAAATATTGATTTAGGAGATCTTAGGGTTCAAAAGGCTACCGTTAATGCTGAAATTGACTCTTTAAAACGTCAATTAACTGTTGGCGATCAAATTGCTCGTGCCGATGCTCGTATTCAGGAGCTAAAAGACCAAGAAAGGGGATGGTCCCAGCAACTGGCCGATCTTGAAAAACTGGAGTTTTCTGCCGAGAAATACGAAAAAGCTAAAGCGGAAGAATTGGAAGCCCGTGTTAATGGTCTCTTCAAGTATGCCAAGTTTACTTTATTCAGCAAGCTTAATAATGGCGGTGAAGAGCCAACTTGTAAAGCTACTTTCAACGGGGTACCATTCTCTGACTTAAATACTGCTGGTAAGATTTTGGTAGGAATTGATATCATCAATACACTTTCAGCTCATTACAAGGTAACTGCTCCGGTATTCCTCGACAACAGAGAGTCTATTTCTGTTATTCCAGAAACAGCTGCACAGGTAGTAAACTTAATTGTATCACCATTCTCTAAATTGAACGTTGGATTGCCTTTGTATAGTCCGGAATTCCTTGCAGAATTCGAAAGGTATAAAGAGGAGACTGGAAATTCTTTCGACGCATTTATTGATCGGAAATTAAGCGAACGCGCAGCGTAATGGCGAAAAAGTTTTTTGCACCACTTCAATCACTTGGGTTGGTATCATGTGATGAATGCATTTATAAAGAAAATGACAATGGAGTATTGATGTGGTGCAGTAAAATCAAAATGCCAAGACCTACCAAACAATTAAAACACTGTATTTACAAAATAATAAAAGAAAATAAAGATGTCAAACAACAATCAAACACCGGCGACTACAAATAGTAATTCAGAAGTTGCCGTAGCGCAACCCACTCAATCAGAAAGGTTCACTCAGGCAGTAATGAAGGAATTCTCAGCAACTGCAGGTGGTATTCAGTTGACTTCCTTCCAAAAGAAACTTATCCAAAATTACTTCATTAAACTGGATATGACTCTGAAAGAGAACGAACTTAAGAGACTCGGAAAATCTGAGCAGTATCGCGATCCTATTGAGTTTGCTTGGAAAAACGTTAACATGGCCCAACTTGCCCTTGACGTTGTTGCTTATTCTAGTATAGGGATGGATCCTCTCCAAGATAATCAGGTTAATCTTATCCCTTACAAGAATAATAAAACTGGTCAGTTCGATATAGGTTTCATTATTGGATACGAGGGAATGCAAATCAAAGCCACTAAGTACGGATTCAATATGCCTGACGATGTTATTGTTGAACTTGTTTATTCAAATGATGTTTTCAAGTCGTACAAAAAGAACAAGGATAACACAGTAGAATCTTATGATTTCGATATCGTAAACGACTTTGATCGCGGAGAGGTTATCGGTGGATTTTATTATCACGTTTACCATAATGAACCGGAAAAGAATCGCTTGAAAGTGATGACGATGAAGGATATCGAAAAACGCATTCCTAAATCAGCGGCGGCCGAGTTCTGGGGCGGTGAAAAAGCTAAGTGGGAAAATGGGAAAAAAGTTGGTACAGAAACTATTGAGGGATGGAGGGAAGAGATGATCGAAAAGACAATTAAGCGTGCAGCGTATGGCGCCATTGCAATCGACTCTGAGAAGATCGATGACCACTTGGTAAAAATGATGCAAACCGAATCTCTTTCCCTTACGGGAAGTGACCAAACTTTACTGCAGGTTAAATCTGAAATTGCCAATAATGCTAATAAGCAGGAATTGGGTTTCTCCGATACTCAGGTAATTGATATTCCTCATACGGAAGAAAAGAAGGCTGATCCTATTCCAGCGAATACCCCGGCGAGTGCTATTCAGCCGAACGAAAATCCGCAAGACGATGAACACGTTGCTATTGGCTTCTAATGAAATTGCACATTATAAATAGTAATAGTGAGGGCAATTGCTACCTATTTACCGACAATGAGGGGAAAACTCTCATTGTCGAATTAGGTGTCAAATTCGATGAAGTGAAAAAGGCTTTGAATTTCAATTTGTCAACTGTTGTGGGCTGTTTGGTTACCCATGAGCATGGAGATCATTGCAAAGGCGCTGAAAATGCTGCCAAGTATGGTTTGGATATATACGCATCTACCGGCACAATAGAAGCTCTTAAGTTCCATAGCTACCGTTTGAAGCCTATTAATAAAGGAGAGAAGTTTTCAATAGGACCTTTTGATATTCTAGGGTTTGATGTTCATCACGATGTTAATGAACCGTTGGGTTTCTTGATCCGTCATCCGGAAATGGGAACAACACTGTTCCTTACAGATACAATCTATTGTGATTACAAGTTCCCAGGACTTACGAACGTATTGATTGAAGCGAACTATTCGCAAAACATCATCGACGACAAATTGCGCGATCAATCGTTCCTTAGGAACCGAGTATTGAAGTCCCACATGAGTGTAGAAACGGCTATCAAGACGCTAAAAGCTAATGATCTGACTAAAGTAAACAATATTGTTTTGATTCACTTGTCGGATCGGAATAGCGATTCCAGATTATTTAAGCAGATCATCGAAGAGCATACTTTGAAAACCGTCACTATTGCTACCAAAGGATTAATTATTGAAAATTTTAACGATACACCATTTTAGATATGGAAAACACAGAATACAACCACGATTTATCTGTAAAAGCTCAGAAAGAATTGGCTGATAAAAATAATCATCCACATTTTGCACCGAAAAGCGGCTATTGTTATAACTGCGGAAAATCAATTTACACCGCAATAGAACGCGGCTCTTTTAAATCTGGAATCACTTTGGAACGAGCGAAAACAGAATTAGTCACAGGCTGTCCACATTGCCATAGGTCATATTGTGATTAGTGTCAAACGAATAATTTTTTATTATTTCAACTTATCCATTTGGATAAGTTGAAATAAGTTTATACATTTGAAGTGTTAGTCAATTGCGACGTCTCACTTTAGCGCAATTCAAAGAAATTATAGCCCTTATTGGGATGAACCGGAAGTGAGACGCTGGGGATTCCTGATAAGGGCTTTTTTAATAACCATGCACAATTATCAAAAATTACTCAGGATCCACAACAGGATTGAATCTTTCAGTAAAACGCTCGTAGAACCTGACTTCAGTAGAGAATATAAATTAGGGTTTGATCTTGCTGTAAAGCTTTTCAATGTAGCTATGAACAAAGAGTTCGGTGAATCTATTCGTGTTGAATTCAATAAGCACCATGAGCTTAGGGAGCAAAAGAAGGAAAATGAAAAACTCGCTAATAAGATATATAACCAGAAGCGTTATATCGCCCACCTTGTAGAGGAAAATAGCAAGTTCAAAAGCATCACGCTTCCAAGGTCTAAACGGAACAAGATTATCCGTTCCATCGCAGAAATGACTGGATCAACTTATGAGGAGATCAGAGAAATGTTTAAAGGTGTTGTACAAATTAATGAATCAAAATAATGACTAGGAAACAATTAGAAGGAATATGCCGGTTCGTGTTAACGTTCGAATCGGATATGCCCATTGACGAAGTGAATAAGCAATTTGGTTTAGAACTGAGTGATGCTGATTCCCATGTGCAAGCTCTGACATCTTATCTTGAAAAGAATAAAATTCAGTTGGATGGTGAAAATGAAGCAAAGGAGTTCAAATCATGAAAGCATTAAGCATAAAACAACCATGGGCAAGCCTTATTGCTCATGGTATAAAGGATATTGAAAATAGACCCTGGGCGACTAAGCACCGCGGCACTATTTACATTCATGCCAGTGGCAAGCCATCATTCAATAACCTAACTCTGAATTTGACACATGATCAGATAGATCAAATCGTATTGGGAGATTTTTGTCAATTAGATTCTAGGAGTCTTGCTTATCCAAAGTCAGCAATTATTGGAACAGTTGATATTGTAGACTGTGTTATCAACCATGGTAGTATTTGGGCGGAACATTCAAGAGGCTGGCCGAGCGATCCTAAGGTTATTTACAACTGGGTATTAGCCAATCCAGTATTGTTTGACGAGCCTATTTTGAATGTTAAGGGGAAATTATCGTTCTGGGAATTTGACGGAAAGGAGTCGAACTCATGAGTGCTACACTAATTTCAGAAAACACATTCACCGCTAAGAAAAAGCATTTATGCGACCTATGCGGCCAGCATATCCAAGTTGGGGAAAAATATAAACGTCAATTCTGTGTTGATGGTCATGCCTATGCTTTTAAAATGCATTTGGTATGTGAGGATATTTCAAAGGTTTATAGCAAAGAATATGATTCATATTTCGAAGGGTACGATCACAACTGTTTTTCACACGACGTATTCGAGAACTTCGAGGTAGTAGTCGGCTTCAAAAGTGATGGCTTAAAATACCAAGAAGCCTTAAAATTATTCAAACAAAAATGGATCGAAGGAAAGGAGACCAACGGAAATGTATAGCCAAAAACCTCTACAATGGATCAATAACCACTATGGCCTAAATGCCCAAATCGGAAAGGACATATTGCATGGCAACCGTAAAGGAACGATCTCAAAAGATATGGGAAAATATATCGGTGTGGTTTTCCATGACGACACTGATAACACCTACCCATGTCATCCGACCAATGGAATTACCTATTTAGAATCACGAACTGACTTGTCAAAATTCAAAAAGAAAAAATGGCGTTCAAAACAAAGATATCGTGATTATTTGGAAGCTTCAGAATGGTATGGCGGGACATTCTTCGATTATTTGAAGGATGAGAAATTAATCAAGAGCGGTAAATATTTTGATTAGTTATGGAAAAGTTTATTAAAATCGGAGCGATCCTATATCTTCCTGTTTTTTTGATAGGCCTATTTTTAATGGGTATAGCGATCATATTTATGACGATTGGTCTATTCCTTACCCTTGAGTTTGATAAGGCAAAGAGAGGGTTTTATTTTATGCAACGCACAGTTTTGAGAAGGAGATAATAATGGCAAAAGAATCATTCTATTTCAGCCATGACTATGGGTCTAGGAACGATCCCAAATTGGTCAAAGTATTAATGAAATTAAAGCAGGAGGGTAAGGGTGTATACTGGGACCTAATTGAAATGTTATACGAACAAGGTGGGTACCTTATGCTTTCGGATTGCGATAGCTATGCGTTCGCATTGCGAACAAGCGAAGAGTGCATTAACAGTTTGATAAATGACTTCGGATTATTTGAAAATGATGGTCAGAGGTTCTGGTCTGAATCAGTTTTAAGGAGGATGAATCAGAGAAATGCTAAGTCGGAGAAGGCAAAGGAAAGCGCCCTTAAAAGATGGAATAAGCCCGATTCTAATGCGAACGCATCCAAAAAATATGCGAACGCATTACCAATGCAAAGCAACAGCAATGCTATAAAGGAAAGGAAAGAAAAAGAAATAAAAGAAGAAATAGATAAAGAAGAAAATTCTTCTCCTTCTTCTGCTCCGCTTCCTGTTTTCAAAAAAGGATTTGATTCGATGGAGGAGGTAAAAGATTCGATCATCAATGATGAAAATTCTTTGATGGATATCGGAGCAGTTGCAAAGGTTCCAGATCCAAAGGATGTCAAGAATCGAATTGAGGAGTTCTTTACTTTCCAAAAAGCAATCGATAAATTCCATACGGACAGATCTGAATTCAAAAAGCATTTCTTCTCCTGGTATGCGAAGAAGTATCCTAACACGGGAACAGGATCTCATTTAGTCCATTCAACAGCGACGTTGACTGATTCTTCTAATCCTCCGGATAATTCAGGGAAATGGATATGGTTAAACAACGGGTGGAGGGATACGACGAAGTTCACTGATTATCAAAAACAGAAACACGGATTGAAATGAAAAGCAAAATTGAAGGAAAATTACCACCGCAAGCAGTGGACTTGGAAGAAGCCATATTGGGTGCATGCATCAGTGAAACAAATGCTTTCATGTTCATCGCCGATATTCTGAGACCTGAAATGTTCTATCGAGAATCACATCAGATCATTTTCAAAGCATGTCAGGAAATTTCTGTTTCGGGAAGTCCATTGGATTTGATGACGCTAATGGCTAAACTTCGCAAGGATGGTAATTTCGACAGAGTAGGAGGTATTTATTTCCTTACAGGGCTTACAGATCGCGTTGTCTCTTCGGTGAACATGGAATATCACTCGCGAATTATTGCACAAAAATTCATGCAACGCGAACTTATCAAAGTTTCTCATGATACGATTGACAAGTGCTATGATGAAACGAATGATATTTTTGATATCCTTTCGAGCTATGAGACCAAGCGAGACGATTTGGTAAATCATGTGGCGACAAAAAAAGAGGTAAAGCAGGCTGATGCTTTAGAGGAATTATTCTCCGAGATGATTAGGAAAGCTGATTTGGGAATTCAAGATGTGACAGGGGTAAATACCGGTTTTCAGAATATCAATGAGGCTACTGGCGGCTGGCAATGTTCAGATTTGATAATCATCGCGGCTAGGCCGGCTATGGGAAAAACGGCTTTCGTCCTGAAGCAAGCAGTAAACGCAGCAAAGTCGGGGGAAAAGGTGGCAATATTTTCTTTGGAGATGTCGAAAAGCCAATTGCTAGAACGGATGATATCCTTTGAGACGGAAATTGATTTGACTAAAATCAAAAAATTAAATCTTGCAGACCATGAGTGGCACAAGCTTCATTCGAGAAAGGATCAGCTGAAATCTTTGCCAATTCATTGGGATGATACCCCAGGGTTAACCTTGGTCGAGTTATCTGCCAAAGCGAAAAGGATGAAGCGGTTGTATGGAGTTGAAATGATTGTGATCGATTATTTGCAACTTATCTCTGTTCCCGGGAAATCTCGGTTGGGTGAAATCAGCACAATATCCCGCGGCCTCAAGATTCTTGCAAAAGAATTGAATATTCCCGTTTTGGCTCTTTCGCAGCTTAGCCGCGCAGTAGAATCACGACCAGGAAACAGCAAACGTCCTATGCTTTCAGATTTACGGGAATCAGGATCGATTGAGCAAGACGCTGATATAGTTGGCTTCTTGTACCGTCCCGAATACTACGGAATCACGGAAGATGAGGAAGGAAGATCTACTGCCGGTATTGCTGAATTCATTATCGCCAAGAATCGTAATGGATCGGTTACCACTTGCGAAATGGGTTTTGTCGGCCGGACAACTAATTTCAAAGAGCTTGAAGACGATTTTCAGCCAAGTGGAATGATTACCGATTTCTCTTTTGTCGATAAACCAGATCCGCTTCCAAGTAACGATATGTCAAAGTTCGCAAATTGGGATAGTCCGATGTTACCCGATGATGGGCCTTTTTGATTTTTCAAAACTTATACATTTGGATAAATAAAAATAAGTTTATAGTTTTGTTTCCATGGATAAGATGGTTTTGAAATTGGTTATGAAGAATAATCCTGAGATTGATTTTGAAGGGTACCGAAAGGCGTTAGAGCCCAGGTCACTTGATCTATCAGTCGTCGATCAAATCTTCCAAGATATCCAGCCATCAACCAAGAAAGCCAATTCTGAACTTGTTTTCACTGCTGCAATTCTTCTCTTATTTTCCCCTAAAGCTATTCTGCTTTCGGAAAAGTCCGAGTATGGAGTTGCCCAGATTATTCAAGAAAAGCTTTGTTTGAAACGTCATCAGCAATCATCTTACCGGATTAAAGTTGCCCGTGAACTGTATGAAGTTGATAAGGTGTTTAAACACATAGTTGACCAAGTAGTCGAAGGGAGGAGCTCATGAGTGATGGTTTAGAGGTAAAGCTTACCGCAAAGCAAAAGGAATTCTGCAAAGAGTATGTCAAAGACTTAAACGCCACTCAAGCAGCTGTGCGAGCAGGATACAGCGAAAAAACAGCTTATTCTGTTGGTTCAGAAAACCTGAGAAAACCTGAATTGAAATCCGAAATTCAACGTCTTCTTCAGGAGAAGCATTTGGGCGCAGATGAGACTAAAAGTATTATTTCAACAATAGCTAAGTCTAACGTAAACAAGTATTTAAAAGTTGTTTTGGTGCCTGACTACCCGATGATTAAAGTACCTCTCGGAACAATCATTAAAGAGATAGAAGAGGAAATTGAATTTGAATCGGAGTACGCTTCGTTGATTACGATGGGCAAAGAGGAGACTGAAAAATATGAGCAATCCCAAGAGAAGAGAAGAAGAAATATTATTCGATTAAAACTTGAATTGAAACGCAATCCGGGGGCTTTTAGGGAGAGAAAGGGCGATCCAATCTTGGTTGAAAGTACTGAATTTGATATGGTCGCACTGGCCAAGGATAAAGAGTCTGGAATCATTAAATCTTACAAAATGACAAAGGATGGTCCTGCTATTGAATTTTGTTCTGTAGATACTCAATTGGCCAACCTTGCTAGGGTTAATGCTCTTTTCAAAGATACATTGGATTTGAATATGAATGGTAGCGTTTCGATCGATAAGTGGTTGGAAGATAATAATGAGGGAATTGATGAAGGGTAATGATAAAAGTCCAGCGGCCATACCGTCCATTGTACGAAAATAAGGATAAATCGATCATACTCGTTACGGGTGGTCGGGGATCTGGAAAGTCCTTTAATGTTTCTACGTTCGTTGAAAGGCTGTCTTTTGAACAAAATCATAAGATGTTGTTCAGCCGCTATACGATGGCTGCTGCAGCTATTTCCGTAATTCCTGAATTCCTCGAAAAAATACAACTGGATGGAGCCGTAAATCATTTCAAAGTTACTCAAACTGAAATTTTGAACAAGTTCTCAGGATCTGGAATTATGTTCCGTCCTATCAAAACTTCATCTGGTAACCAAACCGCCAACCTAAAATCGATACAAGGATTAACCACATTCATCGGTGATGAGATGGAAGAGTGGGAGAGTGAAGATGACTTTGATAAGCTAAGATTATCAATTCGTAAAAAGGGAGTTCAGAACAGGGTGATTCTTGTGATGAACCCTACAAATGCGGATCATTTTATCTACAAAAAGTATATTGAACATACACATCGAATTGAAAGAATTGACGGTGTTGATGTTCAGATCAGTACCCATCCCGACGTACTTCATATTCATACAAGTTACCTAGATAACGTTAAAAATGTCGATCAGAAGTTCTTAGATGAAATCGAAAGCATCAAACAAAAAAGTATAGCCCAGGCTTCTCGTGATGCTCGCGCGGAACTAATTGGAAAGGGGTTTGAAGGTGATGAGGAAAAGTTTCAAAAGGAATTTGATAAGGCATTTCAGAGAACTAAATATGCTTATGTGATTATTGGCCGGTGGGCAGATGTTCGCGACGGTGTGATCATTACTGATTGGATGGAAGGTGAATTTGATTTAAGCTTACCATACGGTTATGGACAGGATTATGGTTTTAGTGTCGATCCAACAACTTTGATCCGTGTTGCTGTAGATAACAGACTTAAACGAATCTATGTTGATGAAGAATATTATGAAACTCAACAGTTGTCAACAGATGCTATTTATCAAATAAACAAATCTCGATTAATTGGCCCAGATGATTTGATCGTAGGTGACAGTCAAGAGGGACGATTAATTCTTGATCTACAGGAGGCAGGGCTCAATATCGTTGAATGCGAGAAGGGACCAGGGTCAGTTGTTGCCGGGATCACTGCTATAGGTAATTATACAATTGTGGTAACTCCTCGATCGACGAATATCAAAAAAGAATTGAGGAATTACATTTGGAATGATAAAAAGGCTGGTATACCTATTGATAAATTTAATCACGCTATTGACGCGATAAGATACATTTTTAGAAGGCTCACAGATGGTATTGATACCGATGATGAAATCTTCGATTTATTTTAAAACTAACCATTAACAATACTAAAATGGCAAAAGAAAAAAGCACAACCGTATCTATTCAACCTGCTGTTCTTCCAGCTTTGGTGGATGCTATTGGTACAAGTTTAGCTCCAGTCTATGACAGAGCAGCTGCAGAGTATGATGTTACTCAGCATGAAATATTCGATGAAAATATTCGTCCTAAGAAAAGGGTAAAGCGAGTTGTCAAGGATGGTGACGGGAATCCTATTCTAAAAAATGGACAACCTCAATATAAAACTGAACGTATCGAAGTTAACCGCATTGGTATTCCTCTGCAAAAGTTGATCGTTAAACGTCGTGTGTCCTTCATGAACGTTGGAAAGATGCAGCTTGAAGCGAATCCAGTCGATGATCAAGAAAAGCGATTATTGGCTATGGTTCAAAAGATTCGGGAAGATAATAAGCTGCAATTTTTAGAAAAAGAGGTGGCACGTCGGCTTCTCAGTGAATTGCAGGTCGCAAAGCTTTGGTATTCTGAACCGGTAGATCCAGAATATTGGAAAGCCATTGGCGCGAAAGGAAACTTCAGAATGCGGTGTAAGATCCTGTCTCCGCAACTTGGTTATAGTCTGCTACCAGTATTTGATGATCTTGGAAATATGGTTTATTTCGGTGTGGCTTATGAATCGCCTCTTGGCCTTTCCGAACTTTCAGGTATTACTGATACAACTGAACTGGCCCAAAAAGCAAAGCAAAAAGACAAACGCCTAGACATCTATTCGGACTCATTCATTCTAAATTTTCGTCAAGCCCGTACCGGCGAACAAGCGGATAATGATGCTGGATGGATTCTCGAAAATTCAATTGCTCATACATACAAAAAGATTCCTGTTGTCTATTACTCTAAACCAGAACCACCCTGGGCAGATGTTCAGAAATCTATTTCTCGACTTGAAACGCTTCTTTCCAATTTTGGTGACACCAACGATTATCATGCTTCACCAGTATTTGTAATGCTTGGTAAAGTAGGAGCTAAGGTCCTTGAAAAAGGGGAGCAAGGTAAGAGTCTACAAATTACAGGCGATAATGGTGATGCTAAGTATGTAACCTGGGAACAGGCTACCGAAGCGGTAAAGCTTGAGATTGATACTCTTGTTAAATTCATCTTTACATGTACCCAAACTCCGCAAATGGCAATGGAAGATCTGAAAGGGATCGGGGCTCAGTCCGGTGTGGCTTATGATCGGGTTTTCATGGATCCGCACTTAGCTGCTCAAGATGAGATTGATGGAGAATACGGTCAATGTACACAGCGAGATATCAATTTGAATAAAGCATTTGCAGCTGCTATTGATACATCATTGGTAAAAGCTGCACAGTCTTTGTCGATCACCTATGATATTCCTATTTACCGCATCAATGATGATGCTGAGACTATTGGATTGCTACAAAAGGCTGCTGGTGGTGCTAAGGTCCTTTCTCAGAAGTCTGCTGTGGGTTATTCTCCTTATACAAAGAATGTAGAGGAAGAGCTTAAACAGATCGAAGAGGAAGAAAAGGCAGCTAATACAGCAGAAGTACCGATTGAATAATATTAGTGATGGAGAACTACGAAATAGAGGTTGTGTTCTATGGAGACGGGTTGTATAATCAATCCGTCATTTCTTCTTTGACTGGACTGGATTTCGAGGATTCGGATAAAGCTGTGAAGGAAGTAAAGAGACTCCTTTGGTCCGGACAAACTTACGTCCAGGTATTTCGAAAACTAGGATTCAATACTAACCCACGTTTCATTAAGTTCGATCCGGAAACTCCCTATCCGTGTATCATGCGATGCACAAATCATAAAAAGGGTGTTTGGTATTTGTTCCTTTACCACCAAGGTATGGTTTACGATATTCATGGAAATAGCTTCCATCTAAATGACCCAAATGAAGTTTCTAGATTAAATGGAAGCTATTTTCTAAAGTGGTACAACATGAAAGTCACTTCTATGCTGCAGGTTTGGATTTAATAAAATAAATAATAAAAGGATGGATAAATACATCATCAAAGCACAAAACCCCTACTCGGTTGAGGGTTCTCATACTTTTTTAAAGCTATAACAAAAATGTTTTCCGATTTATACTCGGTTTTAACAAACCAGCTACATTTAGCAACTTTGTTTTCTCCATATTCTTCAATAGATTCAACGGTCATTTTGGTACCACCACTTTTTAATTGAACGACATCTCCTGCTTTAATTTCTTCCATAGTTAAAATTTAAGGTTAATAAATAAATACCCACTAATTTACTTAATTATATTTTCTGATGCAAATACAGCTTTTGCAATATAGTAGTATTATCCAATCGGATAACTTAATATAATTTTGTGATTATAAGTTTTAAACGAGGCAGGTACGAAATAGCTACTCGGACTTGACTCACAATCACAAAATTATGTCACTTAAATCAAAGATTATCGCAAAATTGAAAGCTAAGGCAACCGCTGTGGGTGCCGCAAACCTTTCAAATGTCAGAATCAACGGACTAGCGGACAAGTTAGATGCAATCGTAACTAACGAAGACGATATCGACGGTGAGATAGACAAACTAGACCAGATTTTTAGTTTCAAGGAAATGGCCTCGCTGGATGATGCTAAACGCAATGCGGAAAGCAAAGCAGGGGAGGAAGAAGATGCAGATAAAGCAGCTAAGGCGAAAAAGGAAGTAGATGAGAAGGCCGCGGCGGAAGAAGCTGCTAAAGCCGCTGGAAAAACAGCTGATCAAGCACCTTCATGGTTCAATACTTATGTTGAAAACCAAAATAAGGTTATTGAAACCCTTACAAGCACTATTTCCTCAATTCAGAAAGGCACAGTTGCCCAAACTAGACGCCAACAACTTGAAGCCAAATTAGAAAAAGCACCTGATCGTTTTAAAACCCGTACTCTTCGTGATTTCGATATTTTGAAATTAGAAAGCGACGAGGACTTCAACAACTACTTAGCAAATATCGAGCAAGATGTTGCTGATGAAATTCAGGCGGCTTCAGATGCTGGTTTAGGTGCGGATGCTCCTTCTTTAGGTGGCAGAGGTGGTAAATTGAAGGATGACGAGGTGTCTCCTGCAATGAAAGAAATTATTAACCAGCGCGAGGCAGAAGCTAAGGCAAAAGCCGGTGCACAATAATCTTTTAAATGGGATTACAAGGAGTAAAAAGATCAGGTACTCAAGGTTTCAATAAGGTCGTTTTCGAAAACGTAATTGATACTCTTCCCGGTGGAATGACGCTCGATGTAGCTAAAGCAGATTATCCTGATGGATATGTTCCAGAAGGCTCTTTGGTTGGTCGAGATGCATCTACGGGAATTGGAAAAGTATTGACTGCAGTCGATGGACCTATCAAACCGGTGGGTTTTACGCATAGGGCATCAGAAGTATCTGATGGAAATACCCTTGCAAATGGAGTAGTAATCAGTGGTACAGTAAGAATTAAAGCACTATCAGCAGGATTGCAAGCAATTGCCGCTGAATTGGCTGAGGCTCTTCCAAGAATCACTTTTGTTTAATTAAAGTATAATCTATCAAATGATAAATGTACAAGAATTAGTGCCTGAATTCAGAAAAGCAGATGCACAAGCATACATTTCAACGTATCCTTTTGATGCTCTTCAATACCAGACGGCATTTCCTCTTCAGTACCAGCCAACGTTAAAATGGTCGGCTATTGAAGCTCAATTCGGCGCTAAGGTAATGGGTGCTGTTGTTGACTTTAATAGTGCATCACCGCGTTTCGGACGTAATCTCCCAACAACTATTAGTGGTGATATGCCAAAGATTGAAGGCGCGAGAGACAAAGTCGAAACAGATTTTAATACGTTGCGTGAACTTGAAGATGCTGTTCGTCGTTTGCCCGCAGGACCTACACGAAGAGAAGCAGCAAAACGTGTGTTGGACTGGCATTATGAAGATCAAGTTTTTGCTGTTAATCTGGTTGAAGCTCGTAATGAGTGGTTAGCGAAACAGATTGCATCAACGGGTAAATACAGTCTTACTCAAGTTAACAATGAACAGGGGATCCAAACGACTACCGATGTTGATTTTGGTATCCCTTCAACCAACTTTGTTAACGCTACGAAAAACTGGACTGATCCTACAGCTGATATTGTCGGCGACCTTAGGAAGGTTAAGGCAATGGCTAAATTAGCCAACTTGCCTGTCCCTCAGTTTGCATGGTGTGAAGAATCAACCGTTGATTTAGTTGCTCAGAATGCCGGTATTCAAAAGTTTACAGCGACTTATGTTGCAAATGCTTTGGGATTACAGCAAGAGCCTGGATTGGAGGAAATCAATAGAGCGTTGCGTTCTAAAGGTTTGCCAATCTTTAAAATCTGGAAATCAGAGATGGTTCAAGAGTCTAAAAATGGGACACAAACTGTTGTCACGGGCTGGGCGTCAGGAAACGTAACTTTCTCGGTTACTGAGCAGCTTGGAAATACACAACATACGACTTCTGCTGATGAGTATGTAGAAGCAGGTGTTGCGACAAAAACGAAATCGGGTATTGTATTGATCAAAACTTGGGGTATTGAAGATCCTATCACTGTGGTGACAAAAGGAACCGCTTACTGTACGCCAGTATTGAACAATGCAAAATCAATTTTCATTCTAAAAACTATTTTACCAGGTGGATAATATGTCGGCTGAAGGAACTAAAGTTGAGGGTGCTGGGGCAAATGCTCCAGCCGCTTCTCCTAAAGTAGGAGGAGCTCAAGGCGGAGAGCAACCGTCGGACAACCAAAATGCTAAACTGATCGAAGATCTCCAAAAGGAGAATGGTGAATTAAAAGCCGAATCTGCTAAGAAGGATGAAAAGATCACCGCTTTGGAAGCTGAAATCAAGAAACTCAAAGAAGATATTGCTAAGAAGGGTAAAGGTAAAGCTGAGAAATCGGAGCCAAAATTCGTAGTTATCGATCCTTTCCGTGGCAACACGAAGAAAGATGATGGTGAGGTTTATGATCGGGGTGCTGATGTTTCTCATTTCGATGAGGACCGTTTGGCAAATCTTATCGATCGCGGTTTAGTAAAAAAATCATAGATAATATCTGATCATGAATAACAAAGAAGCCCTGCAGTTTGAGTTCGGTCAAAAGGTCCCGGACGGAGTATTATCAACTCAATTGATAAAAGCAGGATTAGATCCTGAACACGATTTTGATCCTTCTACCGAGGAAAATAGTAAGAAGATGGAT